AGGGCACGATGGCCCGAGGACCGATGGCGTGAACTACACCCAACTTGTAGCTGCGATTTCTGATTACTCCGAGAACGATTTCAATTACTCGGCGGATCCCTCTGTGCTTGATAACTTTATCAAGCAGGCAGAAACACGCATCTACAACACGGTTCAATTCCCGTCTCTTCGCAAGAACATGACGGGCGTCACGACTTCGGGCAATAAGTATCTTGCTTGCCCTGGTGACTTCCTGTCTGTTTACTCTATGGCAGCCATCCTGCCATCAGGGTCCTATGAGTTCCTCTTGAACAAAGACGTGAACTTCATTCGCGCTTCGTATCCCAACCCGGCATCGACTGGGGTTCCTCGGTATTACGCGCTATTTGGTCCTGTTTCAACACAAGAGCAGGAACTGACGTTCATTCTTGGGCCTACACCTGACGCTGTTTACAGCGTTGAACTGCATTATTTCTACTACCCGGAAACTATCGTCACTGCGGGTACTACGTGGCTTGGTGATAACTTTGACCCCGTGTTGCTTTATGCGTCACTGGTCGAAGCCGCTACGTACATGAAGCAAGAGCAAGACATCATTGCGCTGTACGACAACAAGTTCAAAGAAGCGTTGGTCATGGCTAAGCGTCTGGGTGATGGACTTGAGCGCCAAGATGCTTATCGTAGTGGTCAAGCAAGGATGCCTGTCAAATGATTATCCAAGGTCTGACCAACTCTTTCCGTTTGGAGATGCTGCAAGGCGTCCATGATCTGAGCACGGACACGCTAAAGTTAGCGCTTTACACCAGCGGGGCTATGCTTCTTCCAAACACGACGGTTTACACATCGACCGATGAAGTTGTTGCTTCCGGCTACACGGCAGGCGGGGCCACGTTGACAAATGTGACGATCACGACGCAAGCCAATGTGCCGGATACGCAGCCTGCGATTGTTTACGTTGACTTCGATGATGTGACGTTTACAGCCGCTTTGACTGCCCGTGGCGCACTGATCTACAACGCGAGCAAATCCAACAAGTCAGTTGCAGTGCTGAACTTCGGCGCTGACAAGACTTCTACGACAACCTTCACGGTTGCAATGCCGCCCAATACGGCGTCCGACGCGCTGTTTCGATTTCCTTGAGGTGAAACATGATTGAAACGTCAAAAGCTGGTGGCGTGTTTAAAGCAACATGCGTTGGTCCCGACGGGAAGGTGAAGTGGGAAACTGAAGCACACAACCTCGTTGTGAACGAGGGTCTTCAGGACATGAACACCAAGTATTTCAAAGGCAGTAGCTATACCGCCGCTTGGTACATTGGTCTGTACGGCGCGGGCGCAAGTAACGACCCGACGGCCAACGACACGGCTGCGAGCCACCCAGGCTTCACGGAGGTCACTCCGTATAGCAACGCTACGCGCCCTGCTTGCACGTTCGGTACGGCCACGACTGCGGACCCTTCGGTCATTGACAACTCGGGCTCTGCTGCGCAGTTCACGATCAATGCGACCGAGACAGTTGGCGGCGCTTTCTTGATCAGCGACAACACCAAGGGCGGAAGTGCGGGTGTGTTGTTCTCGGCTGCGGACTTTGCGTCTCCCGGGGATCGTTCGGTTGCTTCGGGCGATACGCTGATCGTCACTTACACCTTCTCGCTTGACGCGGCCTAAGAGGGCCTGATGTGGCCGAAGGCGGATGGGGGTCTGGCACTTGGGGCCAAGCTGCTTGGGGCGGATCAGTCTATGACCGCTCGATCAGTGACGCCTCATCCGGCTCAGACGCCTTCTCAGCGGCGCAGTCCCATGCCGCCGCCTTTTCGGATACCGGCACCGCAGCCGACACCGTCTCGGCCTCATTCATCGTTCTTGCGGCGTTCAGTGACGCAGCAACCGGGGCGGATCTCACTGCGGGCAACCACACCATGCTCGCTGCCTTCAGCAGCAGCGCAGCAGGTTCAGACGCGCTTAGCGCAGCGCAGAACTTTGCGGTCTCGTTCAATGCCAGCGCTTCAGGTGCAGATGCGCTCAGTGCGGCCCAGACTTTTGCCACAAGCGTCTCAGAAGCTGCCACAGGGGCTGATAGCTACACGCCCACGTTCGGGTACTTCTCCTTCGTCTACGAAGCGGCCACAGGCGCTGACGCGGTCTCCGCAAGCCACACGATGCCAGCAGCGTTCAGCGACGCTGCGTCAGGGGCAGATAGCGTTTCAGCAAGCCAGACCTTCGTCTCAGCTTTCAGCGCTGCGGCGGTGGGGACTGACCAAGTCCGGGCCAATCAGACGTTCATCACATCGTTCAGTGATGGGGCTTCGGGACTTGATGCTTTCTCATCTCGACCGCTGTGGATTCCGATAGATGACACCCAGAGCGCAAACTGGCAAACTATCGGCACAACGCAAGGCCCTTCGTGGAGCCAGCCATCCAATGTGCAAACGCCGGGTTGGGGGTCCATTACAACCACGCAATTCCCGAGTTGGGGCACCGTAACAACAACGCAGTCGCCTAACTGGACAGACGTAAATACTTGAGGTAAATCATGGCTAGTTCTTACACCTCTCTTCTCGGTTTAGTTCTCCCGGTTCAAGGTGAACTACAGGGGCAGTGGGGCAATACGGTCAACAACGAATTGACTTCGCTGTTGGACACCGCAATTGCTGGCACCACGACGATCAGCACCGATGCTGACGTTACGTTGACTGATACGGACGGTTCGGCCAATCAAGCGCGGCAGGCGATCATTCTGTGGACAGCCAATGGCTCCACGACCCGCAACATCACGGCCCCGGCTCAGAGCAAGAGCTACGTGGTGATCAACAAGTCTGCGGGAACGCAATCCATCGTGGTTCGCGGTGCAGGCCCCACGACCGGCGTGATGATCCTCAAGGGTGAGCAGGCTGTTGTCGCATGGGATGGCGCTGACTTCGTCAAGGTCTCAACCTTTGGCGGGTCTCCCAGCTTCACCGACGTCACGGTCACGGGTACGACCACGCTGTCCGGCCTCACTGCCTCCACCGCTCTGGCTCTGAATGCCAGCAAGGAAGTGGTGTCGGTAACGAACACCGGCACGGGCAATAACGTCTTGGCTACGTCGCCTACGCTGACAACGCCCAATCTCGGTACTCCTTCTGCTGTAACGCTGACGAATGCTACGGGGCTTCCCGTCTCCACCGGCATTTCCGGTTTTGGTACAGGTGTTGCCACAGCGCTTGCAGTTAATACAGGCTCTGCTGGTGCTTTTGTTGTCAATGGTGGAGCATTGGGTACGCCCTCTAGCGGTACAGTGACAAACCTGACAGGCACTGCCTCCATCAACATCAACGGCACTGTAGGGGCTACAACGCCTAGCACAGGAGCTTTTACAACGCTCTCAACTTCCGGCAACGTCACCCTCGGCGACGCCTCCACCGACACTGTGACGGTGAATGGGACTATGGGGGTGGGTGGTGCTGGTAATGCTAGAGCTGGTATTTGGCTTACATCTAGCGCCCTGACTGGTGGCGCCCAAGAAGGTATTGTTGCGCTTCCTGTCGGGACAAGTGCTGCAACTGCAACAATCAGGGCTATTGTAGGCAGAGCCGATACAGCCGCCGCGTCATTTACAGTCGGTAACGTCAGCCAACTGTACGCGGATAATTCTACAAAAGGCGCTGGCAGCACCATCACCAACCAGCACGGCCTCTACGTTGCCGACCAAACCCAAGGCACCAACAACTACGGCATCACCTCGCTGGTTTCCTCTGGCACGAACAAGTGGAACATCTACGCCTCTGGTACAGCCAACAACGCCTTTGCGGGTAATGTCCGCATCGGCTCCACCACTGCACCGACGAATGCTCTTGATGTAACAGGCGCAATGACTGTCTCCGGCAACGTCACCCTCGGCGACGCCACTACCGACACCGTGACGGTGAACGGGTATATGGGGGTGGGGGGTGCTGCGAGTAGTGGTATTGGCGTTCGTGTTTTGTCAAATGCTCTTGCAAGCGTGGCGCAATACGGCATTGTTAGCGACATCACAAGCACATCTGCGGCAACAACACGCACCGTTGGCGTGTACGCTAGAGTTAATACAGCCGCCGCAACGTATACAGTGGCAAACGCCGCTGATTTTATTGCTGGCGGAGCAGGTGCTGTTATCGGTGCAGGCTCATCAATTACAAACGCTCACGGCCTGTATATTGAAGATCACAGCGCAGGCACCAACAACTACGGCATCACCTCGCTAGTTTCCTCTGGCACCAACAAGTGGAACATCTACGCCTCCGGCACTGCGGAGAACTATTTTGCTGGGAATGTGGGGATTGGTACTTCGCCGGTTAGTTATGTCAGCGGCGTTCCATCCATACGGGTTGGGCTGTATGGCAGCGTTAACGGTTTTCAAGCCCCTATTACTACTAGCAATATTATTGCAATTAACTCCGGCGCGTACACTGTTAGTGGAACGCAGCAAAACTACTTTGTGAGTGGGCAGGCGGTCACTTCATATAGTCAGTATTTGGGGCAACATCGTTTTTATACGGCCCCATCTGGAACAGTAGATACTGCCATTACATTTAGCGAACGCGCCAATATCGGCTTGACCGAGATGGTTATTAACGACCCCGGCAACGACTACGACTTCCGCGTTGAGTCTGACACCAACACTCATGCGTTGTTTGTGCAGGGTAGCGATGGGAATGTGGGGATTGGGACGAGTTCGCCGGGTGCTCGTTTGGAGGTGCAAGATACCGCTAATGATATCCAGATTCGCATTGGCGCAGCAACTGGATCGGCTGGCGTCAATCCGACCATTCGGTTCCAAGCAAGAAACACGGCCAATTCCGCATCTCGGTATGCAAGCATTAAGCTAAATGTTGACGACACCCTTTTTACATTGATGGCCCCTGCGGGCAGTACGCCGACCATTGATGCGTTGAACATCGACTCCTCCGGCAACGTGGGGATTGGGACGAGTGCGCCAGCGGCACCGACAACAAGCGCGACAACACTGCACGTCCACACGCCCACTGCTGGAAAACCGTCTGCCATTTATCTGACAAACGCAGACACAGGCTCTACAGCTAATGACGGGACAACGCTGCTTACTGCTGCCACTTCAGGCGACTTCGACATTCTTCAGCGGGAGTCAGCGAGCGTCAAAATCTATACAGCTGCCACCGAACGTCTCCGCATCACCTCCGACGGCTACCTCCGCATGGCCTCTGGCACAGGTGGCATCCAGTTCAACGGCGACACCGCTGCGGCTAATGCGCTGGACGACTATGAGCAGGGGACGTTTACGCCGACGATTGTGGGGGCAACTACGGCGGGTACGGCTTCGTATTCGGCACAGGTTGGTAGATACACAAAAATTGGTAGGCTAGTAACTGTCCAATTTACAATTACATGGACTGGTGGAACAGGGACGGGCGATCTGCGAGTTGGTAGTCTTCCTTTTACCTCAAACAACACCGCAAATAACTACGCTTCTGGGTGTGGGCAACTTAGTAATGTTGCGCTAAGTGCAAATAATTATGGAATTTTTGCCATCGTTCCAAACGTAACTTATATGACAATTTCGCAAGCTGTCGTTGGTGGCGGCGCGGCTACAAACGTACAATATGACGCAGCAGGCACCATAATTGCGATGGCAACATACGAAGTCTAATTCCCAACTACCCCGGCTGGACTGCCGGGGCTGACCTCGAAAGGAACTCAAAATGTCTCTCGAAAAACAAACCGTCGTTGACAAAATCGAAGTGGTCGAAAACGGCAACGTGCAAGTTCGCACTGCAACGCGCATCGTGGAGGACGGCAACGTCATCTCCACCAGCTACCATCGTCATGTCCTAGCCCAAGGCGACGACATCAGCGGCGAAGACCCGAAGGTGCAGGCTATCTGCAACGCTGTGTGGAGCTAACCATGAACATCAACTGGACCATTCAAAACCTCACCCGCGACCTGTCCAACGGGTTTGTCTTCCAAGTTGCTTGGAGCTGCACGGCTGAGCAAGACGGAGCAAGCGCTTTCCACGGCGGCACCAGCGCGTTTGAGCAAGACCCCAACGATCCCAACTTCATCCCCTACGACCAACTCACCGAAGCCACGGTGCTCGGCTGGGTGTGGGAAGCGCTGGGCGACCAGAAAGCTGAGATCGAGGCAAGCCTCACCGCCAAGGTTGAGAAGCAGCTTCACCCGACCACTGCCAACGGGGTACCGTGGTGATTGCAGACGTCTTCAAATCCCGCACAATCTGGTTTGCGATTGCTCTGTCGGTGCTGTCCATCCTTCAGGGCTATGTCGGCTTGCTGCCGCTGTCTCAAGTGGGGCAGATGGTTGTAGGCATCGTCATCGCAATCGCAATCACCGTTCTTCGTTTCATCACCACAACGCCTGTTATCAAGGACAAACCATGAACGACACCAAGATCTCCCTGACCCTGAACCTCGTCAACGCCACGCTGCAATACCTTGGCACCCGCCCCTACGGCGAGGTGTACCAACTGGTGCAGGAAATCCAAGCGCAGGCCATCCCGCAGGTGCCTACGCCCAACCCGGCTGACGAGCCTGCCACGGCAGAGTAATCATGAACCCGCTCATCCTCGGCCCTCTCTTCGAGGTCGGCAAAACCCTCCTCGATCGCTTCATTCCTGATCCGGAAGCCAAGCGCCAAGCCGAAGCGGAGTTCGTCCGCATGGCGGCTGAGGGTGAGTTGAAGAAGGTCGTTGCGCAGCTTGAGATCAACGCGAAGGAGGCCATGCACCCCTCGATCTGGGTCGCTGGTTGGCGGCCCGCTGTTGGCTGGGTGGGTGCTCTGGGGCTGTTCTACGCCTGCATTGGACATCCGGTTCTGTCCTGGCTCAGTTCGACGCAGGGATGGCCTGTGCCGCCCGCTGTGGACACCGATCTGCTCTGGGTGGTACTCTCAGGCATGCTAGGTATCGGGTCCTTGAGGACGTTCGAAAAGACGAAAGGCGTTGCCTCAAAATGATGCTCTCGCCCAACTTCTCGCTCACGGAGTTCACGGACAGCCAGACCGCTGCCCGCCTTGGTATCGACAACGATCCTCCGATTGAACTCATCCCTGTGCTGAAGGCAACCGCCCGGTGCATGGAGGACGTACGCGACCTATTGGGCGGCAAGCCGGTCCTCGTCTCCTCAGCCTACCGCAGCCCGGAGTTGAACGCAGCCATCGGCGGATCCAAGAACAGCCAACACATGAGCGGCGAAGCGGTGGATTTCACCTGCCCCAAGTTCGGTACGCCTGAGCAGATCGTCAAACACATCCACGCAAGCCCTCTTTTATGGGATCAGTTGATATTGGAATTTGGCCGCTGGGTACACATTTCGTTTTCCGCTCGCAATCGTAGACAGACGCTCATCATTGACAAGAACGGCACTCGGGCTTTTTGAGGTGTTTTATGGACTCTTTTGTTTACTGCTGGACAGATCACAGAAGTAACAAGCTGTATGTCGGCATGCACAAGGGCCATCCAGATGATGGATACATAACGTCATCTAAACATTTGAAAAAAGAGTACAAAGAGC